AGCCCCAGGTGCAGTTAAGAGAGCAGAGGAAGTATCACTTGATGATGAACCTTTAAGTTCACCTGCCCCTAAAGCACAGATTGTTTCCAAACCAGCTTCTAAGGCAGTTCCGCCTAAAGAAGTAGACTTTGATGACGATGACGAATCGTTGTCTTATTTTGCTAAATTAGCTAACGAGGAGTAAGAATGAAGTATTTTATCGCGTTGTTCGCAGCAATTGGTATGGCAGCTAGTGGTTATGCTGCAGAAGCCAAGAAGGAAGAGCCTAAGAAAGATGCACCCAAGGCTGAGGTTAAGAAAGAAGAACCAAAGAAGGACGATGCTAAGGCAGAAAAGCCAAAGGTTAAGCCAATCGGTAAAGATGGCAAGCCTGTAGATGACTCCAAGAAGCCTGCAGAACCTGCTAAGAAGTAATTAAAAGGGACTTCGGTCCCTTTTTTTATGCAAGAGTCGAATATCCTCTATTGAATTCTCTAATAGTAGAGTTTTGATTTTCAGTAACAGCTTTACTTGTACTAATATAATTTTTATTCTGACTTAAATTATTTTGTACTACATTATTACCCATACTAGCCATCACAGGCAAACTACCTTGATCTTTTAATTCTTGTTCTATTCTTTGTTGATTTTCTAATTGATTGGCTACTGAAGGTTGTTGTTTAGGTAACACCAATGGTGGTGGACTAACATCTTTGCTTTTCGGTGTACCATCTGGATTATGTGTCTCTCCATATTTTTCCATCCAATCTCTTCTTTTACTTGCATTTTGCCTATCGTTACCTGCAGGCATAGGTTCCACTACACTTTTAGCTTGTTTTTCTTTCTCAGCATTTTCTGCTTCTTCCCATCCTCCCCATTTAGAACCTTCCCACCATTTTTTAACATTTTCTACAAAATCTGGTATTTCTAAAGCTGCACCTATTGCGATACCAACTGCGCCGAGTCTTCCCAGTACTTTTCCTGTTGGCATTTTTGAACTACCTGGTTTCTTTTCTCCCTTTTTTTCTGTTTCTGGTTTTCTTTCTGCTTCTGGAGCATCTGGTGTAGTTACGCCTCCAGTATTCCCGGGAGTACTTGTTGGTGTAGGTTTAGGTTTTTCATTTGGATTGCCTGTTTTTCCTCCACCTGAAGATGGCATACCTATACCAGGCATTGTTAAATTAGAACCAGAACCGATATTTTTAAATAGAGGAGATAATTCTTCAGCAATGAATTCTGCTAATTGTCTATTGCTTTTTACTTGGTTTTCCGTCACATCTAAAGATGTGGATTTCATAGAGAACGCAGGATTGTTAACAGGAGCAAAATTTCCTGAAGCAAATGATTCTTTTGTTTTAAAATTATTAGTTCCAAAATATCTAGACATGTTAACAAAAGGAAGAGCCATACCTTTAAAGAAATCAATTATATCAGAGGAGAATGATTTATTAGTAAACAAGTTAGAATATTTTGGACCATCATCTTTTGGTTTTCTGTTTTCACCTTTTGTGGCTTCTTTATCATCTTTTAACAATTTAACTAAATCTTGAATACTTGAAAACAATTTTTCATCGTTTATTGTAGATGTAGCCTTGTCAGTTTCAGCTAAAGTTTTAACTATATTAGTTGTAGTATCAGTTCTTACCGAAGGCTTTCTAATCATGTCCCCAAGTTTTTTCGTGATTTCTAAATTAGTATCTTGAATTTTTTTCAAAAAACTAATTTCTTCTAGAAACTTATTTTGTATTTTAACAGTATTAGTTTCTGTGATTCCTTTTATAAAATTTTTAAAGTCTGGAGTATAATCATTTCGAAGACTTTTCTTTTGTTGCTCGGACATAAGCAAAAAAGGAATCTGTTGACTGTTTTTCATTAGTAGCCCTTACTAGCTTGTTTAAGTCTGGCTTTTTCGTTCTGTTCTCTAATGTGATCTACAAGCATTGAAACATATATCTCTCTTTCCCATGGTAACATATTTTCCAATTCAGTCAATGAATATTTGTGATGCTGGACTAAATTAAAATTTAACTTGTAAAAATTTACAAGATTATCATGAGAAAGAGTTATACGAAAAAATTTTGTAGACCCTCCAATACTATCTTATTTGTCTTACCACAATTAGTACACGAATGATCCAATTCATGCACTATTCTTGGCATGTGTACAAAAAAGTTTTCTATTTTTTCAAATTGTTCTTTATTAAATGTTTCTAAAAATGCAACTACTTCTTCTTTAGATACTTCAGATGTTTCGAATATTTCATCTTTAGTAAAAATTTTAGTTATACAAGATGATACCAAGTCTATAATTTTTTCTGTTTTTAAATTGTCATATATCTCAAGCATTTCTTCAAATTTAGGATATCTTAATATAATTCCCACATTATCAGAAACCATAATTTTATTAGAAATATTTTTATCATTTTTAATGTTTACATCTAGTAAATTAATTTGAAAACTATTATCAAATTCGCAACTGCATTTATAAGCTAGATCAGTTAATTCACCTATAGACTTAGCTCTTAAATTAATAAAAATATATTCTATATCAAAATGCGCTAATTGATTCATATCCAATTTTTTAAAAGTACAATTATCAATCAACTCTATAAGGACTCTAGTTATCTCCTGTGTATCTGATTCTACAGCAGTTAGTAGAATTTTATATTCTTTCACTAAAAAAGGTCTATATTTAATTAGTTTCCCGGTTGATGGTAATGTCAATTCATAGGTAGGTGTTTCTAATATAGGTAAAGCCATATAATCCCCTTAAATTCCTTCCTCTTCTCGTTGCTCTTCAAGTGCTTTAATTCTTTTTTCTCCAGTAATATCTTTCCATTTTCTATAAGCAAATGTGACATTTAGTTTATGCGGTGTATTTAAAGCGGCTGAATCTAAATTCATTATACCTATATTACGAGGAAAAGCATCTACTAATTCTACAGCATAGGTTAAAGAATCTCTTTCATCTAATTGAAAAATTTTAATTTGAGTGCAATATTCTCTATAACCAGATGAATTTATGTTGTAAGACACATTGAATGTATTTGGATCAACGATACTGTGTAACCATGCATCAAAAAATGTTTTTAATCCCATGTTTCTATCCATCACAAAAGAAAGAGTAATACTATCTCCCCCATAATCTGAACTTATAGGATAGATATAATTGGGTCCATATATTCTTTGTTGGGCAACATTGATATTTAGTTGTGGTAAAACTGCATTTTCGCATCTAAGTGATAATCTCTTTGATATTCCACCCACTTCGACCTTACCTCCCCCTGTTCTTAATGAATAAGGTAGGTCTATCATTACCTCAAATCTTGTAGGTCTAGCTACCCCAAATTTTCTTATTTCACTAACAAAATCTTGCACAATGAAAGTAGAGAATGCCATTTAGTTACCTTTACTAGTAATGTTCCATACTGCTTCTTTTTTGGCACCAACAAAATTTTCTATTGGTAATTGTGATGCCGTTACCCAATCTGGATAATTAATTTTTAAAAATCTAGTTTGGACATGATTACTTAGATAGTGTTTAACTGCATTTTGAACTGGTGCTATCTTAGAAAAAGTAGTTAATATTCTCCAAGATATTTTTATTCTAGTGGTACTATTATTTTTGTCGTTTGTTGCTAGATCGGTTAATGCTTGTAGTAATCTAAATCTCATTAGATAAGGAAGGTAATGGAGATTAATCCCATAAAATCCATTTTTTACTGTATTGAATGGTAACACTAAAGGGAATTTATCGTAATAGGGTAAGGTTTCTTTATGCTTTGGATCATAGAAAAACAAATACATTTCACCGGGTATAATATTGTTTTTCAGATTATTAGATTCTTTCATCAAATCTTGAGCGGAGGCTCTTGATCCTAAATTTCTAATCTGAGTCTGAAACCATCTATATGATTTTTCAGAGTCACTTTTATTTAAACGAATTTGATCAAAAACACTAGTTGCCATTTAATTTTTTGATTCCTAGATCTTTTTCTGTTAGTACCATAAACTTCATTCTTCTATCCTCACAATATTCAAATGCCGCTTTCCATTTGGCTTGATTAACACCATATTGAAATACCTCATCAATAAATTTTTTAGTTTTTCTAGCAGGTATTTCTGGAGGCTTAGTAAATTTTTCAGGTTTGATTTCTATAAGATATTTTTGTATTTTTCCGTCGGTTGATTTTACTTTTATATAAAAGTCTACGAAATATCTATGGATTCTATTATCGACCGGCGATACATAAGGTATTATTACTATTTCAGACCCCCATTCTATCACCGAAAAGTTGCTATCACAC